GATGGGAACATGGACTATTGACGCTGGTTACGGAGTCGATGACCTAGCCGTATTCGTTACAAGTAACGGAGAAGTGGCTGTATACAAGGGTTCTGACCCATCTGACCCTAATGATTGGGCTTTAATTGGTATTTGGAACATTGGACAGACTTTTGCCCGTAAATGCGTGTTTAAATATGGTGGTGACATCCTACTTTTAACCCAAGATGGCTTAGTGCCCCTATCGGCAGGATTACAGTCCACCCGATTAGACCCACGAGTTAACATTACAGACAAGATTTTCTTTGCTATTAGCCAAGCAGCAGACCTTTATTCTGCAAACTACGGCTGGCAAATGAGTTATTTAGCCAAATACAATATGTTATTGGTCAATATTCCTGTAACTACGGGTTCTGAGCAATATGTCATGCACAACATTACTAAATCATGGGCAAGATTTACCAATATTGACGCAAATTGTTGGGAAATGAGCGGTGAAGATATGTATTTTGGTGGAAACGGCTATGTAGCCCGTTTTTATGACTCATTTTCTGACGATACCGACAATATTAGTGGGTTTGTACAGCAAGCGTACAGCTATTTTGACCGCAGAGGGCAACAAAAACGATTTACTATGGTACGCCCTATCCTACAGACCGATAACGGCTTACCGACTGTTTTATGCGGTGTTAGCACCGATTTTGATACAGTACCTTTAACCAGCCAAATTACCTTTAACCCGTCTACCCTAGATGTTGGGGTTTGGGACACATCATTATGGGATGACACCAACTGGGGTGGAAATCTAATTGTGACTAAGTTTTGGCAAGGCGTGACAGGAATAGGCTATGCAGGCTCAGTTAGCATGAATGTGGCAAGCCAAGGCATTGATTTTCATTGGGCATCAACCGACTTTGTAATGGAGGCTGGCGGGGTATTGTGAGAACTGTTACGACTGAAAACCAGCGATATTTGGGGGAATGGCTGGTTAGAGTGCTTAACTTTCCCCTACCTGAAACCACCCAATGTATTGGGCAGTTAAAAGACGGCAATTTGGTAGCGGTGGCAGGATATACCAACTTTATGCCAAAGGCTTGTGAAATTCATATTGGTAGCGTTGGTGAAAACTGGGCTAGTAAAGATTTTATATGGGCCGTATTTGATTACCCCTTTAATAAACTAGGAGTTAGCGTTATACTAGGGCAAATCTGTGCTGATAACACAGATGCCCTAAAGTTAAACCGACATTTGGGCTTTAAGGTTGTAGCTGAAATACCTGATGCCCACATGAGTGGTGATTTGGTAATTATGGCTATGAGAAAAGAGGAGTGTCGGTTTCTTAACATCCGATGCTCTTTAAACAAGGGAGAATAGTATGGGTGGTGGTGGATTTTTAGGATTAGGGCCTGCGCCAAGCGCACCTGCACCCCCTGATTATGTGGGGGCGGCACAACAAACAGCACAAGGCAATATTGAAGCGGCACGAGTCGCAACTGCGGCTAATCGTGTTAATCAAGTAACGCCTTATGGCAATCTTAACTACTCTGTTACGGGTGCTGACCCTTATGGCAACCCTACATGGACTGCTACACAGACTTTAAGCCCCGCCCAACAACAACTTTTAGACTATCAAAATCAAACAAGTCTTGGATTAGGCAGACTTGCAGGTCAAGGATTGGGTTATGTTGAGAATATGCTCAACACCCCGTTTGATGTAAGCAGATTACCATCTACAGGGTTTAATCCTAGCCAAAGCTATCAAGATGCGTATATGCAACGGCTTGCCCCACAGTTACAACAAGGGCGTGAGCAACTACAACAACAACTTGCAAACAAAGGCATCGATATTGGTTCTGAAGCCTATGACCGAGCCATGATGCAACAAGCCCAGCGTGAGAACGATTTATTGGCTGCCGCCACAACTCAAGGCTTTGGTGTTGGTCAGCAAGCCCGTCAATCTGCTTTACAAGAACAAGCCTACCTTAGAAACGAGCCTTTAAACACACTATCTGCGGTGCGTACTGGCGCACAGGTACAAGGCCCACAATTTGTTAATTCTGCCCAACAAGCTACTACCGCAGGCCCTGACATACTAAGTGCCGCACAAATGGGTTACAACGCCCAAATGGGTGACTTTAACGCTAAACAAGCCGCACAAGCTAACCTTAATCAAGGTTTATATAGTTTAGGTAGTGCTGGAATAGCAAAATCAGATATTCGCACCAAAGAAAACATCAAAGCAATCGGTGTTATGGATAACGGATTAACTCTTTATAGTTTTGAATACAAAGATGAGTTTAAACAAGATAAGTATGCAGGTGAAGGAGTCCATGTTGGTGTAATGGCACAAGAAGTAGAGCAAGTATTCCCATACGCAGTTAAAACCCTAGATGACGGCTATAAAGTCGTAGATTACGGACTATTACCATGAATATGTACAACCCCTACATTCAACAGATGCCCCAAACCCAAGACTTAGGTGGGTTAGCTCCGTATTATCAAAACATAGCAAATCAACAAGCTATGCAACAACAGGCTATGCAACAAGGTATGAATCTGACCAATCAAGCGGGTATGACTGTTGATGGCAAACAAGCTGGTGCTGGTTACAATCAATTAGCTATGGCTCAAGCCTTGCGTCAAGCACAAAGTGACCCATACGCTAATGCTCAACGGGCTATGGATATGTATGGTGCAGAAAATGTTTATGGATATGGTGGCAAAGGTCAAGTGCCTACTTCAGTTAATCGCAGTTGGAATTCAATGGAGTAACTATGGCTCAACAGATGCTTAACCTAGGTGGCAATTTAAGCCCCGAACAACAGATACAACAGCAACAAATTGCTCGTCAACAAAAGATGGCAGAGTTGTTAATGCAACAAGGTCAACAAACGCCATCAGGACAAATGGTAGGAAATAGATATGTTGCACCTAGTTTCTTTCAATACGCTGCACCTTTATTGCAAAGCTATGTAGGTAGAAAAGAGTTAGAAAAGGTTGAACAACGCCAATTAGATTTAGCTAAACAGCTACGAGCAGATGAAATATCTGCTATGACTGATTATATGCAACAAAAACAAGGCAGACCCGCTCAACCTGCACCTACTGGATATGAACTAATTGATGCTGGAACGCCAGCCATACCTGCTAACCCACAAGCTGCATTAGCAAATCTTTATACAAATCCAAGAGCTACGCAAGCACAAAGACAATTTGCTTTCCAAAAAATGAACGAAGGCCCAATGAAAGTTGGTGCTGAGGATGTATTACTTGACCCAACTACTTTAAAACCAATTTATCAAGGTGCTGGGAAACCTACAACCGATATGCAAAACTTTGAGTTTGCTAAAAACCAAGGTTTTAAAGGTTCATTTACAGACTTTAAAAATCAAATTACTCCGTATCAGCAAGCACAATTAAACTTTGATAGAGAAAAATTTGAATTTGATAAACAAACTAAAGCTGGCGGAAAAGACTTAACAGAATCTCAAGGTAAAGCATCTGCTTTCCAAAGCCAAATGGTTTCTGCTAGTAACGCAGTTAAAGGTCTTGAAGCTGGTGGATTTGACCCCACTTCATTTAAGAGTCAAACTGCGGTTAAATTAGCTGGCGGTACTGCTAATCCACTTGTACCTGTTACTGCTCAACAATATAAACAAGCACAAGACCAATGGTCAGAAGCGTATCTACGCTTTAAAACTGGTGCTGCCGCTACTGAGCCTGAAGTTATTAGAAACAATAGAACATTTTTTCCTGTATTTGGTGACAAGCCTGACCAAATTGCTCAAAAAGCTCTTGCTAGAGAACAAGCTGAACGAGATATTGGAATTGCCGCAGGGCGTGGTGCTGGTTTAGGGGCACAACCAGCTATTCCAACTGCAAAACCTGAAGTTAAACCAACTAGTATGCCAAGTCAATCTGCCATCGATGCCGAACTTAAGCGTAGAGGACTAAAGTAATGGATTTATCCAAACTTTCTGATGCCGATTTATTAGCTTTAAAAGGCGGTGATTTAACTAAACTTTCTAACGAAGGTTTGATGTCTTTACAGCCTGCACAAGCACAACCTACTCAATCTCAATTTTCTGAAACTGGTGGTGGTGCAGCAGTTGGCAGACCTGTTCGTGGTGTTCGTTTAAATGTACAACCTGAACCTAGACCATTAGAATCTTTTATGGCTGGTGCTACTCGTTCTGCTATTGACCCATTATTAGCTGTAGCTCAAGGCGTTACAGGTGGGCGTGGTGGCGTTAGTGATGCTGTAAAGCGTTTAGCCCAAGAATCTGCCCAATATGAAGAAGCCAACCCAGCGTCATATATTGGTGGGCGTGTAGGTGGTGCAATATTGCCTGCTGCTGGCGTAGCTAAAGGCGTGGGCATGATTCCTAGTTTTGCTCGTGCTAATCCTTATGTTCAAGGTGCTAGTGTAGGTGCTATTACAGGTGCTATGACCCCCGTAGAAACAGGTGCTACTGGCCCACAAATGTACGAACAAATGGGTCAAAATGTAGCTACAGGCGGTGCAATCGGTACTGCTATTCCTGTCATTGGGCGTGGCATACAAGCGGCAGGTGGGGCTATTCGTAGAGGTTTAGGCTTAACTACGGGTGCTGGCGAAGAATCTATATCACAAGCATTACGAGCAGGGCGTGAAGGAAACCAAGCGTTCTTGCAAAATATTCGTGGTGATGTTTCTGCTATGGATGTATTAGACCAAGCTAAAGATGCGTTGGCTAATATGCGTTCTGCTAGAAGTCAAGCTTATCGTCAAGGTATTACTAGCACAATGCCTGACCTTGAAATTCGTGCTGGCAAACCTTTACCTAAAATGCCACCTAAATTAGACTTTGCACCTATTACGGGCAAATTAGATGAGGTTGTAGAAAGTCTTAAAGTTAAAACGCCAGTAGGTAGCGAATTTAAGATTGGTTCTGCTGAAATTAATAAAATTGGCGAATTAGAAGATGTTGTTAATACATGGCGTAAAAACCCCGCTTTGCATACTGCCGAAGGTTTAGATGCCCTTAAACAGCGTTTAGATGCTTTATATCCTGACAGCCCAATGCAAAAGCAAGTACAACGAGCAGTAACTTCTGTTCGCAATACTGTTAAAGATACGATTGTGGCTCAAGACAAAAACTACGCTAAAACAATGAAAGCTTATGAAGAATCTTTAAGCCTTGAGCGTGAAATTGAAAGAGCGTTGTCTTTAAACAACAGAAGTGCAGCCGACACCGCTATTCGTAAACTACAGTCTTTAACTCGCAATAACGCTAATACCAATTATGGTTATCGCATGGAATTGGCTAAGGCTTTACAAGAACAAGGCGGTCAAGACTTAATGCCAGCATTAGCAGGTCAAGCACTAAGTTCATTTACCCCAAGAGGATTGGCAGGGCAAGGTGCAGCTTTAGGTATTGGTGCTGGCGGTGCTTTAACTGTAAACCCTATGGCATTAGCTGCATTGCCATTAACAAGCCCACGCTTAGTTGGTATGGGTGCTTATGGTGTAGGCAGAGCTACACGAAATATTCCAAAATTAACAGACGCAGAGCTAAGAAACATGGCTCGTATGTTGACTACACAAGGCGTACAAGGAGCAATAAATGAGTAGAAACGGGTCAGGCACATACACACTACCTGCGGGTAATCCCGTAGTTACAGGCACAACCATTGCAAGCACATGGGCTAATAACACACTTACAGATATAGCTTCTGCACTTACTGGCTCATTGGCAAGCGATGGTCAAACCGCAATGACGGGTAACTTAGACGCAAATAGTAACAAAATTGTTAACTTAGCTACCCCTACTTTATCAACCGATGCAGTTACTAAGGCTTATGCTGACGCTTTGGTTGGTGGTGCTGGTTCATTTACTACTTTAACAAGTAGTGGTGCTACAACATTTACAGCAAACACAGCATCTACTTCTACAATTACAGGAACAGCCGTTATTACGGGTGGACTTGGAGTTAGCGGAAGAATCAACGCTGCTAACTTTGATGGTATTGTTGGTGCTAATACAGCAGCAGCAGGTTCATTTACAACTTTATCTGCTACTGGTGTTACTACAGTACAAGCAGGTACAGCAGCACTTCCAGCTATCACCACAACAGGCGATACCAACACAGGTATATTCTTCTCAGCCGCAGATACTATAGACTTTACTAAAGGTGGTACTGCTGTTGGTCAGTTTGACTCTAGTGGAAACTTTAAATTTAACTCAGGCTACGGCTCAGTAGCAACTGCATACGGATGTCGTGCATGGGTAAACTTTAATGGTACTGGTACTGTAGCTATTCGTGCTAGCGGAAATGTAAGCTCTATTACTGATAACGGTGTTGGTAATTACACAGCTAATTTTACGATTGCAATGCCTGATGCAAATTTTTGTGCTCAAGTTACTGGCGGTGATTCGACTACTGGTGCGGGTGGTCAAACAAGTTCCGTTTATACAGAAGCCTATGCCACAGGGACAATACGAGTTAGAACTTTTGGTGTGGTAAGTGGTTCAAGCACAGTTTTAAGTGCAGCAGATTTTAATTTTGTAAACATCTCCATTTTTCGATAAAAGATAACCATGAACTCAAGAATAATTTACCCAACTGACGATGGTGTTGCCATCATTATTCCAGCCGATTGCGGATTAACGATTGAAGAAATTGCCGCCAAAGATGTACCACAAGGCAAACCATACAAGATTGTAGATGGTAGCGACATTCCTACCGATAGAACATTTCGTAACGCATGGGAATACACAGAATGATTACTATTAACTTTGACAAAGCCGTAGAGATTACTAAAGACCGCCTAAGAGCAGAGCGTACACCTTTATTACAAGCTCAAGATGTTGCATTTCAGAGAGCTTTAGAGTCGGGTGCAGACACCACCGCAATCGTAGCTGAGAAACAACGGCTAAGAGATATTACAAAACTAGCCGACCAAGCTACAACGCTAGATGAACTTAAATCGTTGGGGGTCTAATCATGTTTATTATTGACTGGGTTTTTGATAAGATGGGCTACACCAAAAAGGTGGATTGGCTTACTGTGCTTAATTCTTGGGAAGGTAGTGTTACAGCCACGCCCAAAAAACCTGCGGTTAAGCGTAAACCTGTTGTTAAAAAGACTACAGTTAGGAAGAAAAATGCCTAACGAAATCCAAAAAGAAGTAGTTAAAGAAGCCATTAAAGAATGGTTAAATGAGAAAGTAAGCCAGTTTGGTTGGTTCTCACTACGAACATTGTTTTATGTCTTTGTAGGTGGTCTAGGTTATGCCTACCTATCTACTCATGGATGGTCTTTGCCAAAATGAAACTATGGAACTTTACGAAGGGATTAAAACCCTAACCAGTAACCTTGATACAAGCCGAGCAAGTGCTAAAGAACTTTCTAAAAGTATTGAGAATGTTCAAAAAGAAGCCACCGATGTTGCAGTACAACGAAATATAGATAGACGCAGAGAGTTACGAGAAAACGAAGTCCGCAAAGAGTTATTCCTAAAACGGGTATTGATGCAATGGGAACACGAAGAACGAGTTAGACGAGAAGAAGCACAGATTAGAGCAGATTTTTTAAGAAAGTATGGCAAACGATGGGCAGAAGTTGAAGCCCTAAAAGCCAAGCTAGAGAAGCAAGAGAAAGAGTTTCAGAATCAATTTAACAAAGATTTAAACAAAGCTAGAAATGCACAGTTTTGGTGTTTTGCAATAGCTGGTGTAATAGCTTACTTTTTAGTATGGGGTTATAAATAATGTTTCCTTTGACCGCTATTTTAGACATTGGCACCAAGCTCATTGACAAGCTCATTCCTGACCCTGAAGCTAAAGCCAAAGCACAGCTAGAACTCGTAAAACTCCAACAAGAAGGCGAACTGGCTAAGATGCAAGCCGATATAGTCGAAGCCCAAGAGGTTACAAAGCGTTGGGAAGCCGATATGTCTAGCGACTCTTGGTTATCCAAAAACATTCGCCCAATGGCTCTAATCGCTATTTTTGGGGCTTATTTTCTATTTGCCATGATGTCAGCCTTTGGGTATGACGCTAACCAAAACTATGTGCAGTTGCTCGGTCAATGGGGACAAATCGTATTCCTAGCCTATTTTGGCGGTAGAACTGCTGAGAAAATTATTGAGATGAAAGCTAAGAAATGACAGGCGAGTTTGAGAAGTCCTTAAAACGCATCCTAAAGCACGAGGGCGGTTTTGTTAACGATGCCCTAGACTTAGGCGGTATGACTAACCTAGGCGTTACTAAGCGTGTTTGGGAAGAATTTGTGGGGCATCCTGTATCCGAAGCGGATATGCGAGCCTTAACCCCCGAAAAAGTCGGCTCAATGTACAAACTAAAGTATTGGAATCCTAGTTATTGTGAAGTCCTACCGAAAGGCTTAGATTATGTGGTATTCGATTTTGCCGTTAATGCAGGCACAGGCAGAAGCGTTAAGACGCTACAACAGGCAATCGGATGCGTGGCTGATGGAGTTATCGGGCCTAAGACTATGGCAGCAATTAATGATGCAAACCCTAAAGACCTTATTGCAAAATTTTCAGACGCTAGGGCAGACTTCTATCAAGGCATAGTGGCAAGAAAACCCGACCAAGCTCGTTTTATTAAAGGGTGGCTTAATCGGGTTGAGGATGCTAGAAAACTAGCTCTTGAGGAATATAACCAAGACAATAAAGAGTCCTAGTAACAACAGACCTTTTTCAGTCCAATACGCCCTGTTAAGACGGGCTGGGTCATAGATTAAATAAGATTGAAGCTCTAGCATATCGGTGTCTTTCTCAACATACTTAGGCGGCACATAATACTTACCAATACTGACTTTGCCGTTGTTGTATGGAATGTTCATAAATACCCCCCTAAAATGTAACCTAGAGTTGTACAAGCTACTGCAAATAACACAAATAGAATTGTAGCTACAAATAGGTTCATTTTTCCCTCGCTTTCATCATTGCATCAGCAACAAGATATGCAACTGTAGCTATTCCATAAGCATTATCGTCATCACCACAAGGTAAGCCATCTTTATACCAATCTTGAATAATTGCAGGCATAGCTTTGGCAGCAAAATAATCCCGTAAATCCATGCCTGTGCTTTGTTTAACGCCAACAATGTTATCGCCATAAATAGGCTCAGAACTAGGAAATGCTTTCATTCAAACTCCTCACTTTCTGTATCTTCAATGTCGTAAATAAATGCCATAACTTCACTATCTACATGAATGTGTTTCTTGGCTAATTCAGGCTTATGCTCAACAGCCGTATGGACTTCTTGGACTATTTGATAGGCTTGGTATAGCTTATCAATCATTTCTTGACGGGTCATAATTACCCCCCTAGTAAAAGATTTTATAGCGTGGGTGGCAGGTCACTTCAACGGGTACAGTCGTAGTTACCCCGTTAATCTTACGCCTAGCCTCGATGACTATTGGTCTTGTGTTAGCTGACTCACATTCATTAATAGCCAAGATAACCTGACTACGAGTCATGTGAAAAACAGTCTTATCTGTTTCTAATGTAGCGTTTGGCGGCTCAAACGATGAACAAGCCCCTAATAATGCGGTTGATAGTGCGATTGCGTATTTCATGATATTCCCCCAGTTCTCCACACATAAACAATAGCAGGTATGCCAAACGCCAACACACCTGCAACCATACCTAATAAAAAGTCTTTCATAAATCCCCCTTAGTTAAACAACGATTAAATATTAAGCCAACTTAACATATAGTGCAACTAGGTAGTTTCCCTAATGTATAAAAAGACAGGGCAAGATTTGGTAGCTGTTACATGTAACGCTGAAAGCCGCAAAATTCGTTACTTGCCACATCCTCTTGGGGCGGCTTAACGCCCTGTAAAGGTGGGGTGGCCCTCTGTGTGAAGGAGATTGTGGCTGGGGGATAGCCGCCACCCCGTAATCATTATAGTTTATTCTTTGCCCGATAAAAGGCTAATAAATGGGTAAAACATTCCCACCCAATTCTCAGGTCATCTTCAGGTATCTCGACTAGTTTAGCCTTATTTTGTAGGGCGTTGACATAAACAATGGCACACCGAGCTTTGGGCATCTCAAACCCCTGTCGGTAGGCTGATAACTGCATTTGGTGGTCAAAGAAATAATCGAGCTTGTCTAGGTCTTTTTCAGTCGTTTTGAAGTCAACCACAAAGCCTGACTTGGCAACTAGGTCGCATTTACCGCCAAACCCACCATAAGCAAAGGACTTCTCAGAAATCCATAGCTGTGAGCCAAAATGCTCGTTTATGGCGTTTTCTACGGCTCGGACATAGGGTGGTAGCTCAGGGATGTAAATACCCTCGTAAAAGGCTTCTATTACCCCATGTATCTGCGTTCCCCGTTCCGCAGCTTGCTTGGCGGTTTCCTTGCTGTCAGCAACTACCCGACTTAGCCAATCTTCCTCAGATTCACCCTCTAAGCGAGGTAATGTAAGTGCAGCGAGAATGGCTTCCTCTTGCAACCATCGCTGTAACCCCTCACCCTTGCTTGCACAACCGATGATGGTTGTAACTGAGGGCAGTAGGCCATGTTCTCTTGCGTCTTTGACAGTTGTGTTTCTTTCTTTTCCATTCTTGCCAACGATGCGATAGGCTGGACTGCCATCGGGTAAGTACCAATGACCGCTCTCACTTGTATTCTCTTTCACTAACATAATTCCCCCTGTTAAACATTACATTAACTGTAGCACAGCCATTCTATCGTCTGAGTTTTTAACCCTGTCGGCACAAGCCTGAACCACAGTCTTAATGACAGTTTCCAAGTCATCTTGGGCAAATCCGATGATGGGTACTTCTTCATCGTAGCCCCGTTCTTGAAAGGTCTTGACTGTATATTTTTGGTCAATAAAGTCTTTAATCATGTGGTTCATAGCTCGCTCCTAAAAGTTACCCCCTAAAATGGAACATCATCATCAATAATTGCTGCATCTTGCAACTGCTTATTTACATCAGTAAAGGTATTGCGGTATTCGGCTGACAGCATGATTTGGTCTTTTAAACCTTGCGATAAGCTGTCAAATACTTCTTGGTCAAACTTCTGCAAGTCAAACAATACGCAAGGGTTTACGCCCTGTGGTACACCCGCTTTTTGTACGATTGCGGGAACTGGGGTAATAGCCACCGCATCAGCGTAAGTATTGCCGTTATTAGCGGTTCTATGCTGAACAGTAACCATGCACCATTTATCTAACAAATTGCGTAAGTCAAAGCCACGCAACTCATCATCGGTAAATGATTTGCCACGCCAAGATTCCAAGTCTTTCCGTAAAGAAGCCTTATCGCCTAGCGAGAGCGTGTAGTTGCGTGTTTGGATAAGGGGTTTGCCCTCAATTTTTAAATCATCGCCATGAAGCTCCCAAAAGAACTTGACCTTGCGTAGCATCTTGACTTGACCCATGTACTCAGATTTCTGTGTACCTAAGTCAATAATTCGGTATAAACGAGCTAGGTGCGACCCTACTGGTGCTACCTTAAACTCTTTTTTTTCTGTAGTTGTGCCTGTCACAATCATTGTTTCCCCCCAAAAATATTAGAAAAATCGTCAAAAATCGTACCCAAAATGGGGCTAATCCTACGCTTATTGGGTAAGCCACAATGAAACCTGATTAGGTCAATTTCTGCCAATGTCAACATATCACCATCCTCTGCCTTATCTAAAGCTATTTCAAGGCGTTCTTGGTCTGCCATCATTTCGTTATGTAATTGCTGTAAGTCATCCATAATCATCTCCAAAAGTAAACAGCTTATGCTGTACCACCATATTAAGCCAATTTAAGCGTTTGTGCAAATTTATTTGTAAGTGTTGGATAAATGTGACTATTTAATGTTAAGATAATTGAATGAAGAAAAAAATGTTTACCGATAGCCAAATTATCGAGTTACTGGGTGGGCCTACCAAAATAGCCAAAATCTGCAAAATTAGCGTACCTGCGGTGTCTATGTGGAAAAACTCAGGTATTCCAGCCGATAAAATGGTGTATTTAGGGGCTTTGTTAGAGCAAGAATCCAAAGGATTAGTAAGCCGTAAAGACTTATTTCCTGACTCATACCAGTTGATATGGCCTGAATTACGATGAATCCGCATATAGTGGCTTTTGGTGGCGGTGTTGATAGCACAGCTATGGTTATTGGTCTTATTCAAGAAAAACGCCCTATAGACCTTATTTTGTTTGCCGATACTGGTGGTGAACGACCCGCAACCTACGCACACATTGAAGCCTTTAGCGATTGGCTAGAACAACAAGGTTATCCACGAATTACTGTGGTTAAAAGGGTTACAGAATCAGGCGAATACGAAACCCTAGAAGAAGAATGTTTACGAGCTAACGCTTTACCATCCATAGCTTATGGGTATAAACGATGCTCGCAAAAGCACAAAATAGCCCCACAAGACAAGTTTTGCAATAATTGGCAACCAGCCATTGATACATGGAAAAACGGGGAAAAGTGCATTAAATACATAGGTTACGATGCCAACGAAGAACATAGGGCTGAGAACGCTGCCAAGCGTGAGGATAAGAAATACGACTACATTTACCCATTAATTGAATGGCAATGGGATAGGCAAAAATGCCTTGAAGTCATTGAATTTGTTGGCATTAAAAATGTAGCCAAATCTGCTTGTTTTTATTGCCCAAGCTCAAAACCACAAGAAATCGTGCAACTTTACAAAGAATACCCTGATTTATTACAACGAGCCTTAAAAATTGAGCAAAATGCCAAATTAACTAGCATCAAAGGGCTTGGTCGCAACTACGCATGGGCAGATGTTATTCGGATGCACGAAGCCCAACTGACGCTACCTTTAGTGGGATTTGATGCACCTTGCGAATGTACCGAATAGTTTGTTATACTAATGGGGCAGAATAGACACCTGTTTAGTATTTAACTCGAAGCCATAAGACCCTTTTGGGTTGTTCTGAGCGTTTAGTAAATGTTTTCGAGTCATTTATTAAGCGGTGTCGACTTAGAACAACCTAAAGGGGTTTTTCTATTTCTGCCACCCGAAACGACAGGGTGTTAGAAAAAGTCGGGGATGGGCTAGAGGCCGATGGAGATTCAGCATCGGAGCGAGGGTCGACACCTGCGATAGCCGCCAAGATACTGGGTCAAGCCAGCTTGGGTAGAGTCGTTACTCGATACATCTCTTGACAGTATCGCCACTTGTGGCGTTGGTCGTTCTATGGATAAAAAGCAAGCTTGCAAGGTTATACAAAAATATAACTAGGGTTTATCCCTATATACCTTATAATTAAGTAAACTTAACCTACAGCCTTTACGGGGGGATTAAATGATTCATTATCATGGACTACCAATAACTCCAGCCACAGTTGCTAATTACGCTGTGCAAGCGGGTCATGCTTTTGTATCTTTTGCCCATTCAGACCAAGTAGGTACAGCCATAGAAGTATGCCAATCATTTGCTTTAGACAATGGTGCTTTTAGTGCTTGGAAGCAAGGTAAACCAATCAAAGAT